CTGTTTTTTCTCCAGTGCTTGTTACACGAAATATTTTTGAAGCTTCAGTTACAACAATTACAGCCGCAATAAGAAACAAAGTAAAACGTATCGTGTATTGTTCAAGCATGGCAAGATATGGGCATCATGACAAGATGCCATACAGAGAAGATTATGAATGTCGTCCACAGGATCCCTATGGTATCGCAAAGAAGGCCGGGGAAGACGTGTTGAGAAATTTATGCGAAACACACGGAGTGGAGTATGTTATTGCTGTGCCGCACAACATAGTTGGACCGAGGCAGAAGTATGATGATCCATTCAGGAACGTTATGTCTATAATGCTGAACAGGATGTTGCAGGGTAAACAACCAATTATTTACGGAGATGGCATGCAACAAAGATGTTTTAGTTATATTGATGATTGCTTGTATTGTTTGAACGCACTTGCATTCCAGGACAACGTTGTTGGTGAAATAATCAACATAGGACCAGATGAAGAACCTATAACAATCAATGAGTTAGCAGAAGCATGTGCCAACGAGACAGGTATCAATTTAGATCCCATACACCATAAAGACAGACCCAAGGAAGTAAAACTGGCAGTGTGTTCGTCGGACAAAGCAAGAAAACTTTTAGGTTACAGCACAGCAACTGACATGAGACAGTCTGTCAGGAAGACTGCTGAATACATACGTACCAGAGGCACAAAGAAATTCCAATATCACTTACCGTTAGAAATCATCAACGACAAGACACCTGAGACCTGGAAGAACAAACTGATATGATTTCTTTTTGTTGTCCGTCTAGGGGCAGGCCCGAGCTGGCAAAAAGACTAGTAGACACTGCAACAGAAACACAGAAAGGTGAAACAGAATTCCTTTTCTACCTCAACGATGATGATCCAACATTAGAGCAGTACCGAGATCTGCTGGACGAAAAACATTATGAGATTGGACCAAACCAATCCACTTGTTGGAGTTGGAACTTGATGTGTGACAAAGCATCACACGATGTTGTCATGCTGATGGGCGACGATGTACAAGTGCTGACTAAAGATTGGGACCAGAAGATTGTAGATCAAATCAACAAATACGAAGACAAAATATTAATGGTAGTACCAACAGACGGAAGGATGAAAGGGACAAAAGCATTAGACTTTCATGAACCTACTCTGTGGGGAGATACTCCATTACCAGCGGCACATTTTGCAGTACATAAAAATTGGACAAATACACTAGGGTACCTTGCACCACCTTTTTTTTGGCACTGGTACGTTGACACGTACACACAGAAAGTTGCTCGTAAACTCGACAGATGTCTATACCTACCAACAGTAGAATTCAAGGCTAAAAAAATAATAGGTGACGATGCAGGGCAACAGATCCGGAAGAATTTTAGAATACCATGGAGAGATGTTTTTGTATGGGAGAAAGTAAGGGGTCGACACTTGGATGCCGATGTTAATGCTTTAAACGACTTTATTAAATCTTTCTAGTATTTTTTTCCAAGCACCTAGTGATAGATCTATCTGCAGGACTGGCCTACGTATGTACCCGTTTTTTCTCTCTAATATCTTTATATCCTTTGATTCTGTGACTAGGAAACTGTTTGGATGATACTTGACCATGTGTCCCGCCATCTTTATGTCTACCCCGGCACTACGGTCGTTACGTTCCTTGAAAAACCAAAGGCACATCACTTCCTTGTCTCTGTTGATCTCTCGTATGTCTTCTAATAATTGGTAACCAACACAATATTTCTCATCAAACTCTTTCCACACCTGGTGTTCGAGATTGTTTTGATTTTCATATAGTCTGTCGTATTCTTTTTGGTCAAATATGGTCTGGGAATAGATGTGTTCGACAGGATCTTTGTGGTAGTGAACAGTTTTCAGTTTCTCCCAGTTCATTATGCTGAGAATAGGTTGATTACTTCTTTCTTCCAATCGTCGGAGTACTCGCAGTTCCTGTAACCATCAAACCAAGGCCCACCTTCTGTGTAGTGTAGTATCTTGGGTTTACCATCCTTGGGCTCCTTGTACCATTCCACTAGCCAGTTGTATTCGTGTGGCAGTGATCCAATATCTGAATCCTCCAACCATGAGAATCTGTGTAGGAATTTTGGTGTTTGCTTGTTCAGGAATTCAGGTGTTAAAATTTTGTTCTTGGGGTGGGCACAATTCCACAACACCATGCTTGACCAGTTCTTCCTAGGATATGCTGTCTGCACCTGTCCGTCCATCTTGATAGATCCTTCTTCGGGTGTGTAATCGTGTTGCACACATACCACGGCCTTGGAATCATCAAAGTATTGTTCCAGTTCTTTTGCAGGGATTTTCCACAGGAAATCGCAGTCACAGAACACCGCCCATCCCTTGTAGTCGTTCAGGTATGGCACGAAGAATCTTGTGAATGTGAATTCTGTTGTCGCTAACTTGTCAATGTCTCGGGTGTAGATGCCTTGCTCTCGCATCTCACTTTGCTTCAGCGGATATACCTCCGCATCAGGATCTCTACGTTTGATACTGTGTTCACACACCTGGTATGATATATCTTCCCTGGAATCCCAACCTACGTATATTTTCATTTGCACAAAATCTCGTGTATCTGTTTCCAATTATTTACACGTATGATGTCGGGGTGATTAAAATCTCTGTTGTATGGATGGTCGATTAATATAGGCTTTAAACCGTAAGAGAGCCCTGCTAGTGCGTTCTTAGGCTTGTCCTCGACCCAATATACCCCGGTGTCATGGAACTCCGCTAATGCACTATCTTTGTCCGCTCCGGTGCCCAGAATGTGGTAATTTGTGAACACGTGTTCTCCGAACAGTTCTCCCAATCTCTTCTTACGCAGTTCTTGTGCGGGTATGTCAGAAGTCTGTGATGTTATTGGCACGAAGGTCCATCCTTCGGCGTGTAGCAGTTTTACCCATGTCTGTGATTCCAGCATTGGTCTCTGTGTGCCCATCCATGCACTCCTATTGAATTCTCTGATCTCCTGTCTGATCACATCCTTGCTGACCCCAAATCTGTTGGCCATTTCGTAGTCGTCCTGTCCCGTGTCCATTAGCTTGTAAGGATAGTTCCTGATACCGTGTTCGTCAAAGTATGATCGTAGTTGCATCCACTTGGTGAAATGGCGTTCCCATTCCAACAGTACTCCATCAACGTCGGTTAATATGATTCTAGCTGATGTCGGCATCTTCCATCCCCGCCACTCTCAGTTTAACGATATTCGTTATCTGCCATTGCTTCTGGTCTAACCCTTTGGTGATGCCTAACCATTGGTTCCTTATCAGTGCGAAGTCATTGATGATCTTGGTCATGTCGACCACATCGTCCTCCCCGTCCACGTACTTTTCTGCGTCCCTACTGCTTAATAATTTGTTGTAGTTCTCTAGGAATTTCCTGAAGGTCTTGGATCTCAGTCTTCTCAATTCTATGTTAAGGTATTCGAGTATGGCTTCCAGTTGTTGCAGTTGGCTGAATCTTTCCTCAACTATGCCTGGCAGTGATGCACTGGCCCTTTCCAGGTTACCGTATATCTTGCACTGTTTCCTCGCTTCGAGCAACTCGTTGTCAAAGTATGCCACACAGTCTGGTATCTTAGCTAGGTTCCTGCTGACTTCGTTGTACCAATTTATCATTCATCAGTATCGCCGTAACCTACGTCTTCGGATTCATCTTCCTCGAACACAGTATTAACAGCTTCCTCTAGTTTTGGATCAAGTTCTGCAGATCCTTTAAGTACCTCATGATCCACCCCAATGTCCTCTAGACTTTTGAGTAAGTCGATTGCCATGTCTAATCTCTGTCGTTCAGGAACGTAATGTATAATGGAGTTCCACAAACGTTCAATGTCAGCGTGATCAAAGTCTATCATCTATTCCTTCTCTATGATTGGTTCTGCTTTTTTAGTTTTTGCTTTTGGCTTCGTTTCAATCACTTCTGCTAACTCTACTGCTGGAACTTGTTCCTTGTCAGCAAAGTCTGTGGATTCTTTGAAGTCTGCCATTAGCATATCTAATTTATCACCAATCCATTGTTTCCTGAAGTCGATGTGTTCCTTGCCTGCTTTATCGATGTATTTCAGTCTGTTTCCGGTCTGTACAAGTATACCTTTCTTCTCAAACAGGTCCACTAGTCCACTGTACGGGTTCATTCCTGTTTCGTATGGAATCTTGACCTGCACACCTTCAAACGGTTTGGCATATCTTGTCTTCATGACTTTACAAGCCGCCCTAATACCTCTCACGTCTGTGACTTTGTTACCATCAAGATCTTCTTTTAATTTAAGTTTTTTCATTGCGATAACAATTGAACTGGCATAGATAAACCCTTGTCCGCCTGATATCTTATCATCTGGGTCAAACATATCCTGTGATGCGTATGTATGGTTGGTTGCTACAAGTCCCACGTTCCATGAACCAAACATGTTCACGCAGTTTCTCACAAGTGCTGTTAATGCCTTGGGTTTCCTACCTAGGTCACCTTTCATGTCGCCTGCTTCAAATTGATTAACGTCTGTTGGTGTAAGCATCATGCCCAATGAATCAATTACAAATAATACTTTTGGAGCACCTTCTTTGTCGTCTGCGTGTGCTTCCTTGTAACCTTTCATGAACTCTGAAATAGTTTTAGCTACATCGTCTATCATTGATATACTTAATTTTAGAAGTTTCTCTTCCGATGTATCTACTTTTAATGCCTGTAACCATTTCTCATCCAATGCATTCTCTGTATCAACAAGTATAACAAATATACCTTGCTCCTGTGCATTCTTGATTATGTTTCCTGCGGCTATGTATGATTTACCTGCTCCTGATTCTCCTGCAAACACAGTAACCTTACCTAACGGAATTCCTTTGTTGAAATCACCGGTCATCAAATAGTTCAATGCGTAATTTCCTGTGCTGATCCAATCAGTGGGATCGCTGAATCCTACACCTAATCCTTGGATTGATTTTGTGATGCTCTTTCTAAACTTTGTTGCGTCAAATACTTTTGTCATAATTTTATCCTTTGTATATCATATATTAACATACCTAGGCCCTGACGTCAATATCAGGGCCTTGGTAAAATGTCAGATTATTTTGCTTGTCTTGATCTGATCAGCTTCAGGATGTCCTCTGCCCTCTTGGCACTATCACCCGCTGGAGCCACCACTGCTGGTGCCGCCTCTGGTTGTGGTGCTGGTGCAGATTCAGTAACAGGTGCCGCTGTAGGAGCCGCTTCTGCCACTGGCGTTGCCGCCGGAGCCGATGCTGTTGGTACTGTTACCTGGGGTTTAGCTTGGTAAGCCATGCCCGCCGGTCTGAAGTACTGTCCATACTGCTCTAGATCATAAGCTTCACCTTCAACAGATTTCTCAAATAATTCTTTGATTATTTTAACCTCTGCGTCAGTTGGCTCTTTTGGTCTGAAGTCACCTAGGTTGTGTAACCCGTGTTTGTCGATAGAGGCTCTCTCTGCTTCTTCCAGAGCTCTTTCTCTTCTTGACCATTTTGATGTTGAGTAGTCAGCGTAACCACCTTTGGTTGTTTTAGTAACCCTGAAGTCAACACCTTTCACATAATCAGTAGGCATTTCTTCCATCTCTGGATCCATCAATGCTCCTCTGATGATGTTAAAGATCTGAGGTCCAATGATAAATCTTCTGATTGGGTTCTCAGGAGTCGAGTCTTCTGCTAACGGATTTGTTGTGACAAAACCTTGGAAAATGTAACTTTTCTTCTTCCAATATTTTCTGCCCATGTCTTCCATGCTCTTGTCTTTGAACCATGGTCGAACTTCGGTCAGTACTGGGCAAGTCTTGCCATACATCTCCATACACGGTACTTGTACCTGTACTGGTCTAGAGTCGGTCTGACCCTTGATACCTGCGAAAGGTAACTTGATCATGTTTCTCTCAGTCCAGAAGAATGTATTTGTTGTATCCTTATCGGGCAAGAATCTGATTACTGCTTCTGATCCTTCTGCTATGTTCCAATGTGGATAGATGGCGTTGTCTCCGCCTGTGTTGGAAGTGGAGCGATTCACTTCTTGGGATTTTAACTTCGCCCTTATTTCAGCTAATGATGCCATAATGTAAGCCTCCTTGTGTGCCTATGTTTGTTAGTTTTAAGTTGCCTTAATTTGCCTAAATGTATATTAGACATATAGTACATAATATACAACTATATTTATCAGTTGTCTACTACTATTATTGGTAATGTGGAGTTTTTATTATTGGATGTTAGCTAGGTGTTTGATTCTATCTAAT